AGCATTTAATTTATTTATTCATTCATTCTTGTATTAGCTGTAAGCCTTTGTATAATTGATTTGATAGAATGTTTGAAATTACACCATTCTCTTTTGACCAGTCATTATAAGAAGATGTATTAAAGCTGAGCGTGTTATTTTGATCTTCAAAATTTATAACACTATCATATATAGATCCCTCTGCTCCTGATATATATTTATAGAAGGTATAATACTCATTAAGTCTACTACCACTTGCTGCTGGATCTATTACAAGTCCCCATCCCCAATTCTCATTATATGCACTTATAATATAAGTATTAGACATTACACCTACTGCACTAACAGGTTGATAAGTATTTAGACGTTTGTATGTGTTACTATATTTTTCGTAAGCAACAATATCTTGACCGGCTGTAACTCTATAATAGATCGATATTTCTTCTCCTAAATTAACTCCATATATATCACTATTCACGTATCCGTAATCATAAAAGTTTTCTGCAAACTGATTTCGTGAACCAAAAAGTCTACTTTTGTTTATGGATAGTATATCTATAAGTCGAGTTAACTCTGCTGGGTAATTGTAGTTAGAAGAATTATATCGCTGATACTCGGTATTATATTCTTGAAGAATAGATAGTAAGTTACTAACATTTGCGTAATCTAATACACTATTGTTAGATACAAAGTTAGTAATTTTCTCATAAGTAACTTTACCTAAACTAGACTGATCTGAAGAAATAGTACCTACAGCGTAATCTAAGAAGTTATTGTATAAATTATAGTTATCAATAAATAACGGTTGAAAAGATATATCTCTAAATCTCTGACCCATATCTATATCCTCACCATGCTTCGCAATAGTATAAACTCCACCTGAAGGATATATGCTAAATGTACTTGACCTACCTGTTAAAGCGCTCCCATTAATATTAGTTCTTGCTGATAAAAATAAATTAGCTGTAGTTTGAGATGTGTTATATTTAAAAGTTCCTTTCAATACACCACTTAAATTGAAGTTAGATGAATTTGAAAACTGAGCTGGAAAAATACTTACACCATTTGTTAATATAACTGATGTATTAGTGTTATTAAGAGAAAGACTGTTTTTAATAGTATAGTTTTCTGTATCTTTTACCTTTATAACAAAACTAATAAGAGAATTGCTAAATTTTATTGGATTAATATCAAAAGATGTATTTGTATTACCTTCTGCATCTAATCCATTAGAGGTAATCGATAAATGATCATAATCTAAGTTTTTAACTACACTTGCAGTTACAGAAGCTGTTGCAGTATTTGTAAATGGTAAAAGTTCACTAGGTGCATATCCAAAACAAAGTTTAACTGAACTTAGCGAAATATCACTCTTAAAGTAAACTAAAGCATCGCCTGATGTACCATAGAAAAATGAATCTTTATCTGTATCTAAGCAATCTATAATTGTACTTCCTGATAATTTACAATATAAGTTCTTAGAGGTTGTAGTAAATGAAGATACTTCAACAAACTCTGTTAAATCCTTTAAGCCTTCTTCTAGTAGATAGAATGACGAATATGGATATAAGTGATTATAATAAACTTTATCAATATTGGTATCAAAATAGTTATCTGTAGCGCCGTCTGCAAAAGCTATTATAGATAAATCATTTAAACTTTTATATGATTGATAAGAAGTAGATCTTATCACTTTAATAGGATTATTAATTTTACCCGCTGTTAGTATTAAGTTACTACTGGTAGATAATATTATATTATTTGTCAGATAATTATATGCTATAACTTGCTGTGAGAAGGAGTCAATGTAAGATTCACCAACTTTATCATATAGGTAACATGTCACCTTATACTCACCAGGTAAAAGATAAGCATGTCGACCAGTTACAGATTCTGATATTGTGCCGTCTCCATAATCCCATACTATCCGCTTACTCGAAAATACATCATCAATGCCCTGTAATCTCGGTACAAATACAAACTCAGCAAACGGTAGAGTATAACTTGATAAAGCAAGATTACCAGTATAGTTATATGTATAGAAAAACGAGTAAGTTGTATTTACAATCCCGTTATCTTGATATATAGAGGTACTCGCCATTTATTTATATTTATAGTCGGATGAGGTCTTAGCTGTTCTCTATAATTATATTATTAACTATATCAGACGCTTTATAGAAATATGCATATTGAAAGTCTTCTAACTTATAATCTTTAGAGGTTATTATTATATCATTATACTGATATAAAGGATTCCATACAATAAAACTAATTAAAGGAGTTTCATAAGTAATACCATCAACAACACGCCTTGTTCCTATTCTCTCAACGCCGTAAATATTTAAAATACTATTTTGTATCTCGCTTATACTGACAGTCGATCCAAGTAATACTTTGCTAAAGGTTGTTTTAAAGATATTTTGTATACTTGCTTTTAAATTAGATACATTAACAATATTATTACGATCTTTATATATAACTAATTTGGTCTCTGCTAATACTTCAGTTAATATAGTCTCAGTATTAGATGCAACACCTAGAGCGAATGCTTTAAATACTGGATCGGCGAATACTACATTATGAGTAATATCCTTAATATTATTACACTCAGAAAGAATTAATTGTTTTTGTGTTGGATTCGTATAATTAGGAATCTGCTCATTAATAATTGAGTTCTTAGGTACAGTAAATAAGTTTACATTATTGAATGAAGTAGAATTTGCGTACCTTACTTGATTAAACAATACTCTACTATCTTCATTAGGTCTATTCAGACCGATATCATAGTAATATTTTAATACTTTATTTGTATAAGTATCATTTGAAATTGCTTTTACAGACTGAATAAATCCATTAAAGTTTTTAGTTATAAAGGATTCATAGTCAGTACCTGTAACCAGTCTATTCTGTAGAGCAAATAATTTTGGAGCGTTATTTTTAATCTCTGCTGCTGTTTCAGCACTTGAAACAGCTATGGATTCATTTAAGTTATTAGCTGTTATATATGCTGTATTTAAAGAGCTTATAAAATTGTTATCCTCACTATATATATCTGAACTTATTTCATTAAATGTAGGTGTGTTATATATAATAAAACTACTACCGTTTAATCCGTTAGCAGAAACGTAACCAGAAGTATCATCAGATTTAATATAAAATATTTGAACTATATCATCAGCTTGAAGTTGTTTACCGTTTAATCCGTTACCGAATTTAAATTCATAATTACCATTCTCATTATACCTCTTTTCAAACTTTAAACTACCAGCTGACTCTAAGAATAGAGAAGATGTCTCTGTCCATTCCTGCCAAGTCTCTGTATTACGACTCTTAACAAAAATAGTAAATGTATTATCTGCAATAAACTTATTAACTGAATTAGTTCTTAGATCAGTGTTTGTGTTAATAATTTTTATAACTTCAAAAGCTTCTCCAATAGCTGTGTATACTGGATGCTCTATAATACTTCCTTGATGAAGCATACTATTACTGATAGATAACTCTTCATTACTTGCAGTTGTTTTCTCAAATGATATATCTTTAAGTGTAGTATAGCTAACACCATCTTTAGATAAATACGAAAACCGCTTTATGCTATATTGACCTGCTCCTAGCGTGGAGGTACCTGTCAAATCTATATTAACTAGTGATGTCTGTTTACCTGTAGGTTTATAACCAATATTAGATACTAGTTTATTTATATTTTCATATAATTCAGCCGTTGTGAATGTAGATTCTGATGCAGTTGTATTCAAATAAAATAGTAATACATGATACATGTACGCTACTATATCAATAAAGGAATTTATATTTGAACCTTCAAAATTCTGATCTCTAAAAATCTCAGATTCATTTAATCTATTTATAATTAAAGTCTTTAACGTTGTTGCATCAAAAGTCGCGTACGCTTCTTGAGGTAAGTTATATTCAGTAAAATTTTTAACACTCATAATTATGTAAATATATATCCGTCATTATTTAAGGCTGTTTTTAGAGATAATCCGTAAACGTTCAAAGAAGGTACAGATAGATTTAATTCTATATCATATTCCATTTCATCTATTAAAGCTACAACATTAATATACTCTATTACTATTCTAGGCTCCTGTACTGATAGACCAGTTAAGATTTTTTGAGCTAAGAAATATGCTTTTATCTCTGATACTGTTTCAAATAAATAATCACGTACATCGAGACCAAAAGTTGGATTTAAAAGCTTTTCACCAGGAGATGTCGTCAGTATATTCTTTAAAGATGTAATAACTGCATCAACGTCATATATTGCCTCTAAATCTTTTACACTGTTAGAACGTAGCAGTTCACCACCTTTTGTACCATATGATGTTTTTAAGTCAAATAGTATATCTTTATATAAGTATCCTGCTTTACGCGCTGTCTCGACGGCAGTTGTCGGTTTAACTATATCTAATCTTATAGCCATTTATAATTATTTAATAACAACATCAGGCATACTATATAAAATACGAGTTATAACGAACTAAGATATAATAAGGTATGAAAATTCCGGTTACCTATATTGAAAAAAAAGATGTCACTGTTGAAGTTGCTCCTACAACTTTAACAAAGTATCTTGATGACTATATAACTAACTCATTTAATATGCCTGAGGGTGCATTTATAACAAATGTCAATTCTAAACCTTGTTGGGTAAGAGGTGTCTATGGTTCACATGGTCATGACGAATTTCTTCAATCTGCAACAGCAGAAGAAATTAAAGTTATGGAAGCTTTAAAGATTGTTAGAAGTTATATTCATAGTAAGCGTGAATTACCAGTTTGCACATGATAGTGCTTTAGCGGTACCTGGTTTAGCGGAAGAACACTTATGTCTAGCCCTGAAAGCCTTGCGCTTTTTAGGGTTAGACTTTTTTATTCTTAACTTTGGGTCACCATAATGCACTCGCTTAAGCTTACCATTAGCTCTAACACATCTCATATATTTTTTATCAGATCTAGTAGATGATTGTTGCTTCGTAACCTTTGTACATCGCGCACCTGCTTTTTCTAATAAAATCTCTGCTACTAGTTTATCAAATTCCATATAATTATTTAATATATGGCATAAATAAAGTTATGGGGAAAAAATATTTAACTTTAGTTGAGACGTACTTATCTAGATTTGAGAGAGGAGGGTTTCTTGTTGGTGATGTGTTTAAGTTTAATGATAACTTTAAATCATCTGAGACTTATAAAAAGCTCGGCTATAATAGTCAAGAGCTTATCGATCAAATGATAGAAACTGGTCTACATGTTAGAGTAGTCGGAATAAAAGATACTACCTCTCCTAGATATCCAGGCAATCCTCAAACCTCTTCTGCTGATGTATCTTTAACCCTTGCTGTCGATAATGGAGGTGGGCGTTATTCTCACTATGTTAATATCTCTCCTGATTTAGGAACTCCTGTTTCTTTCTACCCTAATTTACCTCCTATTCCTGACGCTATGAGACGTCCAAATAATGTTAACATAAAGCCTAAAGAGATAGAAACCCAGGATAATATAGCTAACAAGACTGATAAAGGAGACGGCAAACTTAGTGATACAAATATCAGTCTAGCTACAGCAAATACGGTTCTTAAGTCAAATCCCGTATCCGCAGATCCTG